CCGGTCAACTGCAACGCACCGTTCAGGCCACGGATGTCCTCAAAGACGTTGGACATCTCAAAGCCGTTGGCTTCTAACTGCTCCCGCAGCCCTTGGAGAGCGCCGAGAAGATCAGCCGACGCTGCGGCCCGCAGGTCGTGAAGGTCGACGCCGATCTCCTCCAACACTTTCTTCGCTTGCTGCGACGGTTTGAGAAACGACTTCATCACGCCGCCCAACTGGGTAGCCGACATCGCCGCATCACCAGACGCTCGGGTCAAGAACGCCAACCCGCCACCGACCTGATCGAACGAAATCCCCAACTCGGCTGCCATCGGAATCAGACGACCGAACTGTGGTGCGAGGTCCGCAGCGGACGCCTTACCCTGCTCCACGGTCTTAGCGAGAACGTCGGTGGCGAACGCCGCCCCTTCCGCGCTCATGCCGTAACCGTTCATCGCGTTCGTCACCGCGTCAGCAACGACCACCGTGTCGCCCAAACCAACCGCAGCCGCTTTCGCTGAGGCTTCCAACGCTGCTGTCGCCGACGATGCGTCCAAACCCGCCGAGGTGATGAAGAACATCGCGTCAGCGAGTTCCTTAGGTGCCCGACCCGTCTCCCCGGACAGGCCCAGCACCGCGCCCTTCAGCGTCTCGACTTCCTTCGCTGAACGCCCCACCAACGTCTCGATCTGAGTCATCGAGAACTCAAAGTCGGAAGCCATCTTCGCGGCGGCGACCCCGACCCCGACCAGCGGCATCGTGACCTTCATGGTCATCGACTTGCCGACCTTGGACATCTGCTTGCCCAAACGGTCCATCGACCGTTGGGCGTCAGTCATGCCCTTCTTCAGTTGTGTGGTATCAGCGGTGATAATCGCCTTGACGACGCCGACAGTTGCCACGACCTACCGCCTAACCCTCGACCGCGACGAAGCGACCTTGCTCTGGTGCGCTGCCTCTTCGTTTTCCAACTTGAACAGCGCGATCCATTCCGTCATCTCAGCCGACGACATGCGATCTAGGAGTTCGCCTACCGTCATGCTGAGTTCACGGGCTAGTCGGAAATAGAATCGTCGCTCGGGGTGTCGTCGGCCTCGTCGATCAGGGAAGCCGAGAAATCTTTTCCCGCGTCGCCGACCGCTTCCTCCGTCAACCCCGATGCCGCCATGCAAGCGTTCGCAAGGTCGTTGACGACCCGTGCGTTCTTCTCAAACAGCCACTCCTGATCGCCGTCCTCAAACGCCCGCTCGCCCGAGTCCGGGTCGAAGCAGGTCTGCCCGATGACATGCCACCACATGCCGATGATCCGATCCGGGTCGTTGACGTTGCCGACGGTGCCGTCCTCCGACGCCATCTCGGCGACAAACTGGGCACGCGAACGCGCTGTCATGGATCGGATCTCCACGACGACATCCCACTCGGGGATCTCGTGAAGTTCGGCGGTGCCGTCGTCGGCTGCCTGTATTGCTTCTCTGATACTGGACACGGTGGTCACTCCTTAGTTGTTGGGATCAGAACGTGGTACGGGTGACTCCCCCGGTGCACTGAAGGTCCAGTGAGAACGTCACTACGTCACCGACTGGCGAGGACACCGAGTAGTTGGTGAGGATGCACTCACCCGTGTATTTGACGAAACCTCCGGTGCTGCCCGCCGGGCCGAAGATGAACGTCCGGGTCGCTGGCTCCGTGCCGATGATGTACCCGTCGACTGTCGAGTCCCAGATGCCCGACACGCTGATCGTGGCATCACGCAGACCCACGATGTAGGACTTTGAGGTCGCTCCGAAGGCTGTCGTCTCAGCCGTCTCAACGATCTCAGGGAAGTCGACCGAAACGAGAACATCGGAGATGTCTCGGCTCGTGCCGCCCGTGTCGTCAAGCGAGAAGTTGGTTGCCTTGCCGTGATGGAAGGTGGGCATTGTGTGGTCCTCCTAGAACCTTGCGAATGTCACCATGAAGGTGATGCTCCCTGAGGAGCCTGCTGTGCTGGCGGTCACTCGGACGTACCGATTTACGGTCCCCGAACAAACCACCATCTCCGATGTCTTGGTCGCAGCCGCGACAGCGGTGAATGAGATCAGATCAGCCGCCGATGAAAAGTCGGATGCCGAGTCATGTTGAATTTTGATAGTCGTCACACCCCCGCCGACGCTGTTCGTCGGAACGTGGAGCAACGCCGCTCCTCCGGCTGAGGACGACGCTGTGCCGTCCACGCCGGTCAGGTTGCCGAGGGCGTTGTAGTCAATCGACGACCCCGTGGTCAACTGAAAGCCCGAGGTGACCCCGTAGGTCATCGTTCCCAGAGTGCCGCTTTTGCTGGTGCCTTGGAAGTCGGCGGTGACGGTGGATACATCGCCGACCGGGTTGGAGATCGTGTAGTTCGTTTCGTCGCATCGAGCGATCGTGGCCCGGTTACCGATCGTCCCGGCAGCCTCGGCGACCGTGATGTTCGCCGCCGAGGTCGACCCGAGGATCGCATTGAGTTCTTCGTCGGAGCCGTCCGTATCGGCGGTCCACATGCCGCTACATGAAAGCGTGCCGTCAGCCAATCCGAGGATGTACGCCTTTGACGAATCTGCGAACGAAGTCACCTCCGCTGTTTCATTCGTGATCGTGACGTCGGCGCTGTTGAAGTACGACGTCATTTCGAACTCGTCGAGGTAAACCTTGGTTCCCTTGCCGTGTACGAACGTGGGCATTACTTACCCCCTGATTTCTTGGCTGGTGGTGCGTCCTCGTATGCCTCGTTGACATCCGGGGTAGCCGGATCGTCGGGAACGAAGTGACCGTTGTCGTCACGGGCACGCTTCGCCTTGGAGGCCAGTTCAAGGTACCCGGCGTCGATGCGCCAGTCCTTTTTCCCGGCGGCGATCTCGACGGTTTCGCCCGGCTCGTACCGCTTACCGCCGACCTCGATTCCGCTCGTGCCGGACTCGCCTCCGGTGACTACATACTTCGGCACCGCACACCTCCTGTCGGGCGTCGCGGAGCCGAGTCACCGGCCACACGGGCACCCGGACACGCTGGTCACTCTGGTCGCCGTGGATGCTATCACTGGGCGGTCGGTGCGTGTTGGAAGCGATCCGGCCCTGTTTCGGCCTGTCAGAAACACCCTGTGACCTGCGTGTTTAGGAAATGTCCCGGTATGGCTTGCCCCGGCTAGGGAACTGGGCCTATTATGTCCGTATGGAAACAACGAGCAACCTCACCGCAACATGGGCAAAGACCGAGGAGTGGAGCCAGTACCGGGCCACCCTCGCCGACGGCACGAAGATCACCGTCAGCAAATACTTCCCCGGCGAGAACTGGTGGGTCGGGCAGAACTTCTACTGGGCATGGCAGATCGACCGCCCCGACGGCCACCAGTTCACCCCCGGCGGCGAGTACCAGCGCACCCTCAAAGAGTGCAAGGCCGACGCCCTGCGGAACGAGCGGTACGAGCGCAACAACTAGTCAACTCCCCCCGACCCGGACCGCCGGGCACCGAGGCTCACGACCTCGGCGGGGACGATGGAAACAACAACAACAGCCACAAGGAGGCAGCCATCATGAAGAAGTCAGACGTCCAACCGAACACCATCTACCGAGTACGAGCCACCCGCCACGGCACCACGCCTATCGGGTTCGACAAGTTCGTACTCACCGGCGATGAGATCGTCGCCGTCACCAGCGACAACTACCACCGGGACCAGTCGACCAAGCGGTACGTCGAGGTCCACTCGGTCTGGTGGCATTGGGGTGACGACAAGTTCGTCGCCGATACTGACACCAAGCAGATCGCCTTCAAGGACATCGACGGCGACTGGAACGACTTGGGCACTCTCGACGACATCACCGCCGAGCAGCGTGACCGGCTCACCGAAGATAAGCAGCGCCAAGTGAAGCGCCACGCGCAGCGCGAGGTCAACAAGACTCGCTGGGCTGCTCTCGACACCGCCACCCTCGATCTGATCAACGTCGGCGAGTACGACCGGCCCGGAGCGGTGAGCGAATACTCCGACACCGGCCTTACCGGTGGCATAGCCAACGACGGAGCGGGCACCATCAAGGTCACCCTCACGCTGGACGCCATCGAGGCGATCGACGCCCTCATCGTGTGGGCGAGGCTGTCACGGGAAGTGTCGGCATGAAGCAGTCCAACCTCACAAACCTCGTCGTCGACGCCATCCGGCACGGCGACGCCTCAGCCTCCGGTCGCAACTGGCAGGCGTCCTACACCGACGGCACCGTGGCCGTGTGGCATTTCAGCACGCACATGATCGACGTCGCCCGCGACGGAACCGTCACCCCGGTCAACCCCGGCTGGGGATCAACAACCGACCGGTGCGGCATCCGAAAGATCACCGCCGGGTACAACGGCCACGAAGGCTCTGTCGGCTACCGGGAACTCTTTGAGGACGCAGCATGATCGCCGTGTTCCAGATGACCAACCCGCTGTGGCAGTTCATCATCGCCCCAGTCGCCCTCGTCGGCTTCGGCTACTGGCTCCGAGGCGCACTCGACCGGTGGGAAAGCCGGAACCCTGTCACACCCGGTCCGTATGATTGGGCCAACGAGGAGGACGGCTGATGGGCCGTTACAGCGGTGACACACCCGGAGATTATTATGGAACCGAGGAGGTACCCCAATGAGCAGCCCACACACTTCCGTGTTGGTGGCATTCGACGGCTTTCCGAAACTGGATGCACCAATCGGAACCCCGATTGAACTGCGACTCGGCAATCCCCGGCTCAAGCAGCGGTTCGTTTACACCCTCTGGGTGGACGGATACGGGA